CTAACGCAGGTGGTAAGAATCTGAGGGCTTTGGTGTGAAAACCCGTTCGATGTAAACACCGTCGATCCTGTCGAATATTTGACCGGTGTTGCGAATTACCACAACCTTATCTACCTTGGTTTCCAAAGATTCAATATCTTCAATTGTTGCGATTCCTTTTTCTTCAAAAAAAATTTGAGGGAGCTGCTGTGGTTCTTTGTATGGGACAAAATCAGTCATTTCATATCCTTTATTTAAAGTGATAAAGTAACTCTGTAGTTCTCAGATTGTGGTTGTGGCGCTTTATCACCGAATGCCCTGTCTTTGAGGAAAGAAGGGTCATTTCCAACATGATAGGGCATTCCGCTTGGATTTGTTGCGGTTGCCCCGTGCCACCCGATTGACATATTAATCAGCCCACCAGAAGAAAGATCAAAAAGATCATTAACAGTAGATATTGCCAATGCAACAATATCTACTGTTGGACTAAGCCCACCAACCGCGCTTGATATAAGTCTCCAATTCGGATTGTTGTTTAAAACTACGCAATCAACTAATCCAATAATACCACCACCCGTTAGAATGGCCTTTTGCCAAGCGTTCACTGGCGGGTTCGTGGCAAAAGGAAACTCAAAAGTGACCCCCAAAAAGTCAAGTTTTTGACGAGCAATGAAACAAACGCCGATTGATTGTGAGGGGTTTGACGAAAGCGGAAGATCAGCTATACATGAAATTTTGGCACGCTGCCAGCTTTGCGCACCGTATGCGCCCCAACCGCTTGCTGGTTCATTCCAAGAGGCTTTTACGCTATCATTATAAACGCTGTATGATTGAACTGTAACATTGGCGCGAACCTCTATGACCTCACTTGATCTTACATAATGAGTAAGATCGGACTTTAGATAGACAGTAACATTACTCGAGTTTTCAGGTATTCTCGAAAAAGCCTCTTTGATTGATTTGAGCGGCGCAATTCGAGTGCCGATGTTTAAATCGGAGCCGAGGTTAGGGTCTACGTAGTACGAATCTTGCTCCGCAACTGTGCCATAGTACAATTTACAAGAACCGTCAGGCTGTGGATCGATTTGCAACAAGTTACCAGCGCGAGGTGATAGTGAATTGCAGAGGTTTGCCTTTGTGTTAATTTGAGAATCTGTGTATTTTTTTGATTCGGAAAGTGCTTTTTCCGTGGCCATAAAGCCGTACCAAAACAAATAATTCAATTGTTCGAGTGATAAAGTGCCGCACTTCAAACCTTCAAGTAATTGGGCAGGTGTCATTTGCTCAATCAATGAATCAGGATCACTTGCATAAGTATCAAGTGTGTCAATATTCAAAGCGTCTTTTATTTCATCGCGTTGCTCTTGTGTAAGTGCCATTTAAAACCTCCAAAAAATTAATCACAAAAAACGTGGGTTATCTCTACGCCGCCCAAAATCGGCAAAATCGAATAAACAAAAGGCAAGTAAGCCTTTTCATCTGTGCTCAAGTCATGGCCGCTTATCCATAGTATTTTTCCGCGTGTGTCAGAAACAATCACACATCGCCTACCAAACCACTCAGTCAAACATGCCTCGACGTTTTTCCTGCTGGGTGCCATCCGCTGCCATCGTGGTAATACGCGTGCAATTTTGCGCATCAATTCAATATCATTTTCACAGGTCAGCCTCTTGGTCTCGCACGTCGAGCAAAAAGGCTTGCAGTAAAAATTGCACTCCTTGACTACACCGCACCTTGTGGTTTTAACTTTGCCGATTGGCACAAGGCAGGTGTCGTCTGTTGTGTCCAGCACGATAGATGTAGGCCCACCGATGAGCGTGTAGTAAGTCATAAAGCATTCGCAATCCTCGCTTTCTGCCGATATACACACGCCGCACACTGCCTGTGCAATCTTTTCGAGCGGTGATAATGCCGACTTAAAAAGCTCTTTTAGTACCGTGTTGTCTTTTTTCGATGGGCTGATCAATCGAGGCAGGAACTTCTGCTCGAAATAACATGGGTCGCAAAAATCAGGCAAAAAAATAGGCTCTTTGCAAGAGCCTTCGACCGCCAAACCAAGCGGGCTATCATTGATCAGCATTGTGCCGACTCCTCAACGAATGTTATGTGCATCGGGTGTAGTACTGGGTACTCCCACGGTTTCATTGGCACACAATCGCTAAAATCTTTGCACCAAAAATACCCTGCTGAGTTGGCGCATTCCTGTGGGCTTTTGTTTGTGAAATCAACCGTCTCAAGCACACCGTCGCAGTCGTAGAAGTCCACTAATTCAGGCGCACACTCTTCGGCGATGAATTTTGCGCCGCGCTTCGAGATTTTGACGCTGTTTAATTTCACGCCCGCGATTTTTTCAATGGACTGCAAAATCTCCACAGAGCCAACTGTGCCGCCAAGACTGTACCTTTTTTCACAGTTGAAAGTTTTTACAACCTGATTGGCAATTTGAGCCCACTGATCAGGAGCGCACTCGCTAATTTGACCGTGAATCTCAAGCGCAATGATGACCCGTTCGGCTGGCTGATAGCGGTAATCGTAGCACTCACCATCTAAGACGTATGTATCTACCTTGTCGCCGACAAGTGTGTAAAAACCAGTAGGAATGCCCTCATAAAGTTGCTGGGCAATCGCGCCATCAGGTATCACCTCACCTTGTTTGTTTTGCACAATGAGCATTGTCTCTGTGCCATAAACCGCCTTTGCGTAAGCCACGTTTTCAGCACGCATTGCGGCAATCACCAAGTCACCATTACGCACACCGTCTTTATCCAACTGCTCAATCAGCTTTCGTGCGTCAGCCTCTGTGCGGCCAGTCAAGTCAATACCAAACCTTGATCCGTGCAATGCCGCAAGCCAGTTTACATCCGCCGTTCGGTAGTCAAGTTGGTTTTGCAATGCCTCGACTTGCAAGTAAACTTCAGACAATGCCGCAGAAAAACCGGCATACATCTGCACCATTGGGTCACTGGCGTTAGCATCTGCATCCATCAAAGCGTTTGGGCTTGGCAGCACCCCTGATCCCTCAAGTGCCAAGGCCATATCGCGCAGAATATCGTTTTGTTTTTTAATCTCAACCAACATTTATAGCCCCTAATTGCACTTCTTGATAAGCGTTGTCGCAAAAAATTCTCAAGCACGGTATCGTGATCTTAATCGAACGATTCACCTCATCTTTTGTGATGTCAATTTTGCCGATAATAAATTGAACGCCATCAATTGAAAGTATTGTTTTGCGAATATTCGCAATTTGCTGCGCGCGCATCTGATCGAATGTGTATCGGTTGTTGATGAATATTTCTTCATAATTCAGGCCGTACTGCCATTGGTACCATATCTGATGTCGTGACATGCTGACCTTTTCCACAACGCGCTGAATGATCATGTTTGCACCACTTGTGAATGCAATTGTGCCGAAGCCGTTTTCGTTGGTCCCGACCATCACATCAAGTGACGCATCCAAAGCAATTCCACTGGTCATTTTTGAAAAGCCTCCGCACTTGGTGAGCCTGTACCACAACATCCTTTAACGATGCTGTTTAGCTCTTTGACAGCATCGACTAGAGACACACCCGCCGAATCTTTTATGTCGATGCCAGACTCTGTGAGTATGATGGTGCTGCCTTTGTACTTGATGGTCAATTCGTCTCTGTGAGATACTTTTAAAACAGGCATGAACCATCCGTTAGAACGCTGCCGAACCGCTGCATGCTCAATGTCGCCATCACCATCAAAGTCTGCGACAATAAAAATGCCCTGCATACCAACTTCGGGTGGGATGTAGATGCCTGATTCATTGTTACCGATGCCGCAAACGTAACGCACGCCCTCATAGTCCAATGGCTGCGTTACATCATTGCGATTGCCGACACCATCAAATCGAACAACGCTTTGCAGCGGTTTAACGTCGATAACATCATCATAAACGTTGGTTATCTCGGCTGGTATGGCCACAGACTGCCTAAATGCGTTGGCCATGCCATGGCTACGCATCACTTCATTTAACGATTGTTTGTTATTCATCAGCAGTTCACATTCGATTGTCGCCCTGTTTGAGTTGGCGATATGGTCTTCTTGTCATCCATGTTTTTGTAGCGCATGGTGAACTTATGATCGCCATCGCTATTTGATAGCTGCATGTCAATCTGATTTATCTGATACGTACCTGACCCGTAACGTGCTTGCACAGTTATTGCCATGTCAGGGCGCACGTTTGGTATGACGATGGTCTCGATCTCCACCCCGTCATCGGTTATCTTTGGGTATCCAATTAATCCAGTTTGTGGGGTAAGAACAAGTCCAGTGTCTTTGACCACTTCATTTTTTGGCGTGACATTCAGAATACCATGAGTGATATTCCACTTCGAGTCAGTGCTTAAACACACATCATCGAGCACGTCTCGGCTGTAGTCGCCGTTGTATGTAATGGTTTTCCCAGTGGTGATTTTTTTGCCTAACTTTATTGTGCCAGTTTCGATGCCGTACTGGTTTTTCATGGCGTCCGCAGCCAGTTTAGCTGACTTCTCTAAGTCGCCTTTATCTGACTTATCAACAACGCTCGCGCCTTTGTACGCCTGTGCACCGTCGCCGATGTCAATCACCCACACTCTGTCAACGCCTTGCACAGATGACGTGATGTTCTTAATTTTCCCCAAAAACATCAACCCAATGTTTTCTTCGTCACCCTCAGGCGAGTACCCAGCCCATATTTCTGCGGTTTTGTCGTTCTGAAAAATCTTTTTTGCTGATTGTTCTGATAGGTTGTAGATTGTCACCTGCGCATCGTTTGGTGTTGACTCTGCTGATAGTGAGCAAGTGGCCGTAATCTTCAATGGCCGAACAACTTTTCGGCCTTGGTAACGTTGCGCACCACCAACCTCAATACCGAGCTCAGGAATCCTGATGGACAAGTAACGATTAAAAGCCGTCATGGGTTTGCGCTTCCATAAACAAGAACCGTATCAGGGATGCCGCTTCTATTTTTTTTTGTCAGTCGATAAAACCAGTCATGCCTTGGTTGGCCAACTGTATCAACCACCACCAAATCATTCACATTCTCAACGCGCTCAAATATGTTTGTGCCTACCATCAGTCTGACACCGCAGACAATTGGCTTTTCCTCGTGATACAGCGAATAAGTCCAATAATTCACAAGGTAGTTGTAATTCAAACGAACCTTGTACTCACCCACCACGAATGATTGGCAAAAATCAGGGGTTACCTCGATGTACTGAAATGAACTCATGTCATATTCTTTCTAACCAATTCAAAAAGCACACCAACGTAGGTTATTGGCCTCACATCGCCACGCTGACGCTCTGCGCTCAGAATGGCCGTGTCGTTTTGGTCGCCAGTTGAAAACATCGGGTGGCCAGTGTCACGGGTCTCATGCATTGGCTTGTTATTGGTGTCTTTTCGGCTGGTATTTGAGTCCAAAATGTTTTTATCGCCGCCAACTTGCGGGACTTTGACAAATTGGAACTCGTCAAAACCAATATCAACAGTGAGGCTGCCCTCTTTGCCAATCTCACGGTCAGTTGATAATGACGTGATGGCCATGTTCTCGTACTGATAATGACCCATGTAGATGTCAATCAGCGCGTCTGGCGTGGTGGTCTGTTTGTTCTTTAAGTCACGCAGACGCTCGTAACACTGCTGCATCCGCTCAATTCCCTGCGGCGCAGTTGGTTCAGTTTCACCCTCTACAGTGATTTTGATGGTGACATTGACTTGGGCTGGCTTGTTTTGGTTAAAGTCAACCAAGAAAGGCCGATCTACGTCATCGATTGGGGACTGTGTCACGTCGGACTGTGCCGTGTCCGATTGTTTCATCGTGACATTCCACTCAACACCCTCGAACAAGTCACCGAACGCTGGAATCAGTAAGACGCTCAAAATGTACCCCCAAATGCAGCCGTCGCGGTTTGCCGCGCAAAATCAGGTGAAACAGCACGGTCAACAGCTTGCTTTGTGGTTGCGTTGACTGTGATGTTTTGAACCATTGACTTACTATAAGGAGAACTTGCAGACGTTGCAGGCGTTGCTGTACTTGCAGCCGCACCCCCACCGCCAACTTGGTCAATATTGACACCTGGCAGGTAGTTCATCTTATCGATAACCCAATTGATGCCACTAATTAGAGTGTCTTTAAAGGCGTTCCACCAACCCATCATTTTATCCAGCACGCCTGAGAAGAAGTCACCGACGCCTTGCCACGCTTTCTTAATAAATGCGACAATGGTGTCCCAGTTTTTATAGATAACAAAAGCCGCAGCAGCAATTGCCGTCAAAACCAAACCAATAGGATTCATCAAAATAATGCGGCCAAGTGTCATAAAGACTGGTATGAGTTTTGATCCGATAGTTGTGGCCACATTACTAAGACCATCAAGCAGCGGGCCAACTAAACCACCAGCAGATAGTGCTTTAAAACCAATCATGGCATATGCCAAGTTATCCCACCCGCCTGTGACTTGAGCCAGCCAATCCAAAACATTTGCACCAGCAACAACTATCGTCCCAAATGCCGCTGCGACCTTGGCAATTTGCGGCAAAATCGCTTTCAAACGTTCGGCAAATTCTTGGGCTTTGCCTTTCAAACCCTCGATGCCACCCTGTGAGTCTATAAACTGTTTAATCAAGTCAGAAATGACAGGTGCCACCTCTGAACCTACCACGGCTTTTAAATAGCCGAAGCTTTGGTTCATATCCTCCATCTGAGAGGTGAACTCTGCTGTTTTATCGGCCTGTTCTTCCGTCACCACGCCAAGCTGGCGGGCTTTGAATAGCAATTGGTCAATGTTTTTCGCGCCTGATTGCAGTAGCGGCACAAGGTCTGTATCAATGCCGAGTTTTGAAGCCATGGCAATTGCTTCTTGACGTGATAAGGCCTCCATTTTCTTAGAGATTTCACCAATCACCTGTTCGGTTGACTTTACAGATCCGTCGGCATTTTTCGCAGAAATGCCGAACTTATCCATCATCTTTGCGCCCTTGCCGACACCAAGCGCAGCCTCGCCAATCACTTTGTTTAAGCCTGAAACAGAAGCCTTGAACGCTTCAGGACTTGCACCAGCCTTTTGAGCCGCATAACCCCACTCTTGCAGAGCCTCTATGCCTATGTTGTTCTTGTCGGCAAAGTCGCCCATCTCATCGATTTCGTCGGCTGTGCTTTGAGCCAGCTTAAACAAAGCAACTCCAGCACCAGCAGCAGCGACACCCATTGCCACTAAACTTTTGATGCCCGCTTTCATGCCCTCACCGATTTGGGTGCCTGCCATGTGCGCACGCTTCTCAAGGGCAGCCATTCTCTCACCGGCATCATCGGCTTTATCAGCAACTCTTTTCAGGTCTGCCGCAGCCTCATTGCCGTTGAGTGCCAGGTTGATGACAAATTCCATCAGCTTCATTTTTTCTCTGCCCTGTATTGCTCGGCCGCATTGTCGTATGACTTGCGGTCAAGGTATTCGTGCATAAAAAAAACATCCTGCCATGTAAAAGCACTGTCAACAAATATCTCACGATAGCTGCACATTTTTTCGTTGATTAAACGCCAAAATATCCACTGATCATTGATGTTTGTGAAGTGCTTTTCACGGACGAGAATGTTTATTTCGTCTTGTTTTGCAAAAAGGTACTTGTTTAAGCGGCTGTCTGTGCTCGGCTCAATAGGCTTGTAATTAGCCGCTGCGTAAAAAAACCTGCAGCGTTCACCTCCAAATAAACCAAAGCAACAGCCATCAAGTCATCACGGTTACTGATTTTGCTGTTGATGACAGCTTGTTTTAAATGAACAAATGAGCCATTTAACTCAATCAGAGTCGCCGCACAAAGCTCGTATTTAAGCTCGTTCACATCTTCCTCTGCTAGCATGGTTTCAATCAGGCCCATTACCTTTGCACCAGCCTGTTGTTCTGAGTAGTCAGATTGATCGCCTGTGAACTCGGCCCAAATACTGCTTTGGTATTTCGACAAAATCCGCTTGGTTCGATTGATTAATCGGTCAGACTCAACGAGCGGCAAGCGGTTGACTTTGAACTTATTGCCATCAATTGTGAACGTCGCATCGCCGCGCTCTTGGATATTGACATCCTCAAGCGTGGCAAAGAGTTCGGCGATTTTTAAGAACGTAAATTCCATCTAGTCACCTCACTTGTTCGGACGCTTGTAGTTTTTGATTCGAGCAAAGGTAAACTCGACCTCTTCAAAAAGCGATGAGCCAGCACCCCACGCAAAAAAGTTTTCAGGCGCAGAGACCAAGCAGCATGTCAAATCCATGTGCATACCGCTGTTTAAACTGTCAATCGTGATTGTTTGAGCCTTGATGCCGTCATCTTGGCCGATGATGAGCAGCTCTTTGATCGTCTCAAGTGCTGGTGAACCCTTGACCATTTTAATCTTGATTTTGCCGCCCGTGATTCGAGAAACATCAGCTGCAGAGTGCTCACCATTAATCGAGGATACGATTGTTGCATCCGATTTCTCAGGCGTCACCAAAACCGCATCTGACTCATTGGAAACGATAGCGGGCGTCAAGTCAAGGTCACCATATTTGACAATGAGACTGCTGTCACTGGCGTTATAAACAAAGCAATTATCAGCCATTATTAAGCTCCTGTTGAATATAAATCGCAGACATCGAGGTCAACGAACGACAAAGCACCAGCGTCGGTGTAACACACGCGCCATAGTGGGTTGATTCGCTGTTCTTGTAGGTTTGGTTCTGCTGTGGCTAAATGACCACCCCACAAAGCCCACGCCGTACCGTTGCGCAACAGCGGGTTGCCGTATGCGTCGGTGTCCTCATAGGGCTGTGGTGTACCCGAGAACAAACGGTTATCCTGCATCAAGCTCATCTCAAAAGTGATGACATTGGCAAGGGCATTTTCACCGTACTTGTCATAAGTCACTTTACGGTTGCCAACCAAAAGCTGAGCAATTGCCGCACGCAGACGACGGCGCACGAAAATTGACTTGTGGATAGAGTCTATCCACTTGCCTGTCACAGTCATGCCAGCTGTCTCTCGTGTGTATCCGTCTGACTTGATATAGACGTTTGCATAACCGTTGTTGTTGTCACGAATCACGCCTGTTGCCATGCGCCCTGTGACTTCTGCGACTTCGCTACTGGATAGCAATTCGGCCTTGATGCCAACCCAGCCAGTGCCCCCCACTGGCTTGGCGTCCATGGTGTAATCCAAACCACGCTTAGACAGGTCCGAACCAGCGACATAACCAGCATAAATCAGGTGACGTGCCTTGTAGACTGTTTGCGTCAGGTACTCACCGACATTGTCAGGGTCAGGGATTGGGTTGCCGATTGTATCGAGCTGGTATTCACACTGGCCTTTAGTCCACACCACTGTTGTATTGTGTGCGCCGATACCATTGAGAACCGCCTTAACGCTGCCGCCGTTTTCAGAATCCAAATCGTTAGGATCAGTTGAAAGCGCAAAGAACATTTTTTCGTGCTCAATCGCCCAAGCAGAAGCCTGAGCGTATTTAGCCACTGCCGCCGCACTGTCGGTGTAGTCGATGACCGTTTTATCCGCCGCAAAACTTAGCCAGCAGTTATTGCAGGCAATCACCTTGTCAAGCTCATCGGTCAAAGACTCCGCAGGGTCAACCCACACGATATTTAACATGCGGCGCAAGCCGTATGTTGCATTGGCAAAGTATGTCTTACAATCAGCAATAATCGGTGCGCCAGCAGTGAACAAGTCAACGGCTTCCGAGCTTGACGTGATTGTCACAAATCGATTGTTTGCGCCAAGTTTCCCGCCCGCCGTGTCAGAAGTCAGATAAACGACCTCCTGACAGTTTGGGTCCACAATCATTACTCGGCCAGTAAACGAGATTGAACTGTTTACACTTCGGCCAATGTCTGGGTTACATACCACATCACAAGTTGCCATTGTTACTCCTTTAGTTACAGTTGCCATCTTGTGGCAGTTGTTGAATTAAAAAACCGTCGCACGAGGCGACGGCTGGGGATTTTATTGTTGCGACTTTTATCGATTGGCTCATACAAACTTTGATTGTAGGCCTCATCACAGCGTGTTCTTCAAACACGCCATGCCTCATCTCTTGTGGCACGTTGTTGATTCGTACTGCAAAGTCTGAGGCGTCAATGCCGTATTGCGCCAAGGCGTCTTGAAAGACGAGAAGCTGTGAGCGTGTGATAACCTTTGCCAAAACGTCAATCGCCGAGGCGTATGGCTGTGTGACTGGATCAGGGTTGCTAAAACTTGTCTTTTCGCCACTGCCACGGTAAACGTCTAACTGGAGGTCACATGAATATTGCATCGTCACCACTTCGCAGACTTCAGTGTCAGATTCGATGCGCTCTGTTTTTCTTAAACCAGTCGGATTTATAGACAAAACATGAACAACGCCATATTGTGATTCGCCACGGCTTGCCTGCTCGTATGGCCTGCGCCAATTAATACCAGTGATGAGTGATAGGTATTGGACCAAGAACGCGCAAAGTTCGTCCTCATAGCTAAAACGCTTAGGCTTTGAGCATGTTGATGACCTGCTTGTTACCTGGTAAAGCTGTTCATCAGTAAGACTGCGTGTGTATTGCAGCGATTTTATGCTGTCGAATGAGTACGCTGTTGTCATAAGTCGGTCAATCCATCGCCAAAACCAGCCTGCATCTCTTGGTGGTTGTCTCGCCACAAATAGCACTCACTTCGGTATGCCCCGTTCATTGCTGGGTGCGTTTCATCGCCAGCTTTATTTAGACGAGCCGTGTGTCGTGGCTTCCATTTTTGACCATCAAAATTTATGATCGTTGGAAAGCCTATTTGTGGATGGCTGCTCACTGAGTCCAACCCACCCAAATAAATACCATTCGGGAAAATGTCCGAATAAGTCGATGCAAGTGCCAAGTTGCGCGGGTCTTCGTTGTCGATGTGTACGATAATGGCCGCCTCGGTACGCTCACCCTCATACAGTGATTCATTTAGCCCGTCGCCGCCAACCAAGGGCTGGCACACTGCGTAGGCCTCAATTGTTCGCCACTGAGCGATTTTAGAACGACCATCCAATTCATCCCATGTGACACCAACCGCAACGTCAATCGCGATCAACTCAGCAAAGTGCCAAATCGCATGGCGCGCATTTTCTGCACGCTGACCAAGCGGTGGGTTCATCACTGTTGGCTGTCGGTATCTGTCACTTTGGATCAGGTAATCTTTGCGGATAACCGTCATTTTTTCACCTCTACAAAGTCAACAGAGCCAAGCATCTTGCCAGTGTCAATAAGAGGCCTCGAAGAACCTTTCTTCTTGACTGTCTGCTTGTCGTTCTCAATGAAGCTGCCGCGTGATATTTGGTCTTTGATTTTGCCAACCAACATCAACCTAAGCAAATCACTGGCTGCATCAGGGTTTTTTACCACCCCAGCTTGCAACGCATCCCTAACCTTGTTTGGTTCAGAATCAAACTCATCAGCTGCGTTTTTCATGAATGGGCGCGGTGGGATTCGTTCCTTGCCATCCTTTTTCGTGCCGTACTCCTGCCACGCAGCGACCTGAGCAACAGTCGCACCATTCTCGTACTTTTGTCCGCCAGTCGTTTCCTCTGGAAAGCCGACTTTGTAAACCTTGTTCAATCCGCTAAGGTTCTCAATGATCAGCTTTGAATGGTCAACTTTTTTCACGATTAAAGCCCGTGGTTATAGTACGTGTTGATGTGATCCGCATACATCGCATAAGTATCGCCAAGCTGCTTGCAACCGCACGATGACGGCTTTAACGCTAAGTGCATGGCGATACGTGCCCCCTTGCATTGGCTGTAAATCAAAGCAAGGCGACCCGATGGGGTTGCCTTGACTGACTCCTGAGACCGCTGCATGAGTGTGTAATTACGCTGCGTGTCATAGACCTTGTCACTGGTGACGTATGCCACTGCATCACCGTTACCGTCTATCGTGGTCACGCCGCCCTCAGTGTGGAATAGCTCTTGCAGCAATGCATCAATCTGCAAAGCCAAAGCCTCGTCAAAAATCTTTGGGCAATACTTCGACACGTTGATCATGCGGGCGTCGTTTGTGGCAAGCAAAAGGGCAAGAAAGTAATCATCATCGCTGATAGATTCGTACTTCTTGCCCATTGGCGTGCTGATAAACCAAGCCGCGTCGTAGATCATACAGGCCGCTCTGCTTTGTCAATCGACACGGCTGAATCTGCCTTTTGTTTCACTGGCTTTGATGGCTTTTCAAAAGGGTCATCAGTTTTTTTTGTTTTGTTGAACAAATCGGTCAACTCTTTATGGTCAAACAAAACGTAGCCATTTTTTGCTAAAAGCAAGGCCTCGCTTGTTGGTTTGCCATCTTTGACCACAGCCAGCGCCTCCTCATCAGAAAGCTCGCCAGCACCAGTTTTAAGCTCAACCAGTCGAATTCCTTTTGCATGACAGACTGATAAGAACCGCTTGCTTGCTGTGTAATTTACATAACGCATATCAAATCCCCTCGAACCAAATTGCAGAAGAATCTTTTTTCGCTGTCACACCACCGAATGGTGCCCACAACCCCATTTTGAAAGTCCAGCCATCCTGACGCATTTCAGTGCGGCGTTTTGTACCGTACTTCACAGAGTAAGTACCTGAACCGAAACGCGTTGTTACTGCAACACCAGTTGCACCGCCTGAATCGGCGATACCTTGCAAATTCAAGAAGTCCAACGGCATTAACTCTGTGGCAGGCTGTGGGAAGCTCAGTGCTGGATTAGACAACAACAGCATTTCTTTCGTCCACTGCTCAAGAATCGTAGGTGATTGACCATCACCCATGCGAACCATCGATAGATAAGCATATTCGGCTGTTGAGAGCTGAATAACAGATGGATAGAGGTTTGACTTGCTTTGAGCTTTTGACTGCTCGCGCATCAATTTCAAGTCGGCCAATACTTCGCTTGGCGTCTTGTCTTCCCAGCGGCGTTTGCCTGCATTAACTGTGGACTCGGGCACCAAGATTTTTGGCGGGTTGAGGCTTGTGAAATAGCCAGGCAGTGCAAACTGTGGCAGTCCTTTGAAAAAATGCTTTTCAACGAAGGTGTCCATGTCTTTTTGACGCTCTGAGATTTCTCGTGCAATCAAATCGACACCGTCACGGGCTGCTTTTTCGAGCTCAAAGTAACCAATTTCCACAGCAGTGGTCATTGGTTTGATGGTCAAAGGCTCGCCGTATTGCTTTTCTTCAAAGCCCTGAGTCGGCGTGCTGTTTGAATGGTCAGCACCGATTGTTACCTCGCCACGTTTGTAATCTGTTGAGTAAGGCAGTACGATGTCGCCCAAATTTACATTGATCACATTACCCCACTCGCGGGACTTGTTGAGGTAGATCAACTCAGGCGCTGGTTCGCTCACATCTTCCAGTACAACGCGGGTTTTTAATTCAATGATACGACCCAAAATCGATGATTGGCTATTCGCCATCTTTGATTCATTGGCCAACTGCACAGCCTGTGCATTGGTCAAAATTGCATCGATGGTAGAAACCAGTTTTTCCTTGCTCTTTTCTTTGTTCTCAAACTTGAAACCGACAAATTCATTGAGCAACTCGGTTGCCTTGTTTTTAATGATGAATGTCATTTTTTACTCACTTTCCTGTCAAATTCAAATAAACCGTGGCACCACTACCTTTTGTACCATTGGTGCGGAACTCTGCGCCAACCAGCTCACGCATGTTGGCACCCAAATCAGGATCATTAAGGTTGCCGATAACTCCATAGCCCTGTGTTGCATCGGCAGCGTCAGGAGTCTTTATTAAAAAGCCAACCTTGTCACCAACCTTAACATCTGTACAAAGCGGTACATAGACAGCGCCTGTACGCGCAACGGGGATTGAATCGCATTGCTTTTGCCCGTAAGAGATACAGCCATCAGACTGCGCATCCAAACCAAACAGAGGCATAGGTTTGTCGTAAAAACTTGACTCAACTGTGACTCCGTAAATGTGGTTTTTGCCGTCGCGCTGCGTGAATGTATTGAGCGCAGGAATAGCGTTACCAAGTGAATCAGTGAATTTAGCATCGCCATCTTCATGAGGCAGCATGACAGAGTGATTGGCTGCGCGTTCGTGATACTCAGCTTGTGAGCTGGTTTGCTCTGCTGAATAAACAACACGACCAAAAGGGATGTGGCTACCATAAACCGCTGCATCGACTGCATATTTGTTGTCAAACTCAGCCCACTGGCCCCACTTCTTGTTTTGCATATTGCTCATTACTGACCTCCAAAAGTTTTTTCCACGTTTTCCTCGAAAGAGCCACCTACGCTCAATTGCGCATCGATTGGCTTGGCATGTTTTTTGCCGTTTTGCAAAGCAAAGTCAAATGCAGCCTGAACATAAACATCGGTTGCATCATCAGGCATTGAGTGACCAATTTTTTGCAGCGCCGCTTTCATCGCTGCTGTTGAATTTGTCAGCGGTACACTTGATTTCTCGCCCGTCATTTCGACAATTTTTTCTGACAAATCAGACCAAGAGTTAGCCAACTTCTCGGCCTCTTTTCTGATTTCATCTTCTGACTTTTGAGCCTTTTTGAGCATGTCATTTTCAGCACGCAGCTTTTCGAGCTCAGTTTTGGAGTTTTTCAACTCCGTGTTTTCAAGCGTCAGTTGTGCTACCGTCGCCTGCAATTCTTTGATGTCCATATTTACATCCTCTTTAATAACCACCTTTGAATTTGCCAGCGAACCGCCAGCCCCTGCACGCCCGAACTCAACCAGCGCAACGTGATTGAGACGGATGTTTTTTATCAAGAAATCCGCGCCATCCGGTGCGTTTTCTTTGTCAATATCAGCAGTGAAGCCAATAGATAATTGGTTAAACTCCTGCGTTGAGAATTTAGCGATTGCGTCGCCATTAGTAATGAGGACTTTGCATTTGACTCGGCCATCATCTTGATATTCGCCATTGCTTATCACAGAGCCGATGCCATGCTCTTCACGATGGCTCAGAGTGTCGATGAAAACATGATCAAAAGTCAGCGGCAAGCCGACCATCAAATCGGCAAGTCGTTTAGCCTCTTCATCGCTGATAAACCCATTCATAATCCTGTCAGAGAAACCGTCCCCGACTTCCCAGTCGTAGTACTCGTAGATGCCGCTACGAAAAGGATAGCCATTCAAAATCACAGCACCATCAGATGTTCGCTCAATGTTGTTTAGGTCTAATTTTTCTTGACCCTTATATCGAGCGTCTTGCTTTTTATTTCCCAAAGAAATTTTGCTCACAAGTTTTTTATTCATAAAATCTGCTCCAATACATCATCGGTTATCACGTTGATTGCCACGCATCGGCAATTCACATCCTGACCTGGCTCATTGCCACTGTCTGAGTCGGTCTGCTCGCCATATTTGTAAGTTTTGCCGTCGCAAATATCGTGGTCATCACGCACGCGCTCATCGCCAGCCGTGCGCCACTCGTATGACGTGATTCCAAGTGCGACAGACTTCACTTTTGACATATCAGCGTTGAGCTTTGCCGTCTCTGTCCGCGCAATGGTTCGCGCCCTGCTACGCGTGACGTTTCCAGCCTTTTCGATGCGATCTATCAACGGCGGCAAGTCCCTAGGATCTTTAGCTATCTCACGTGTGATTCTTGTCGCCACGTCATTACTGACCGACCTAATCAGCGTGGTATTTGCCGTGACATATGCCTCGCGCAAAAACTCAATTGCTTTAGGCTCAATCAGACTTATAAGACCAGAGGCTTTCCTTTTTCCCAGCGCATCGCTCAAAAGCTTTTTAAACTTCCTTGCGTTGTAGTCTCTGATTTCATCAAATAAAAAAGGCAGCTTTTTAGCTGCCTCGTCTATCATGCTTGCGTCTAACTCACCCAAACGCCCAATGATTCTTTTAATCAAGTCATTAAGCAACTTCCTGTGGCTCGACTCTGGCTTAATCGGTGCTGGTGGTGTCTGTACTTTGGCTACCATCTAATGACCCGTAACGTGATTCAATCCGCTTCAAAATGCCATCCTGCACAGCTGTGTCTAACATGTCAAAATAAATCTTGTCAATTTCCGCCTGAGTTTTTTCGATTCCGATTTTTTCCGACTCACTCTGTGGTCTAACAGATCCAAAAACGATTTTTGGCGCATCGAAGCCCGCCATGGCGTCCATCCATTGCAGCATGTCGTACAGCGTGGTCTGCATAAGTTGCTCTACCATGTCAAAATAGATTGACAGTGTGCTTGCATCGTTATTGCCAATGCCGCCTACTTGTGAGCCAAATATCTTTACCTCAGGTATGCGAGTGGACGCGACGAAGTTATTTTTTAGCTCATTGAAAGCCTTTACAATTCCGTCAAGTGCGCTCGCAATTGATAGACGCTCAACCTTTTCAAGGTCTAAGTCGTAAACTACCCCAGTGTGGTTGTCAGTGCCGTTCGTTGCTTGATGAACAGCCTTAAGCTTCATCACCAAATCTATTTTCTGCTCATCTGTAACCGCTGCATCCATTTGATCGGCAAGGTCTTTTATACCTCTGGTGTCAACAATGGCGCGCTTGAGAATGTAGAAAATCTCGTCCAGCCCTTTTTTGTAGACTGTGTAAGCTTCGGTTATAAGGTCAACCTCTGAGCCACTGATGATGTTCAAATCTCTCAGTGACTGAGTCCTGAAACCGCTCAGGGAAAAAACCTCAAAAACATTATCAGGGTGGATTAATTTTTCATCGCCGTTTTTTGTTTTGATGGAGAACACACCATCATCATTTCTTTTGCCCTGCACCACTTGGAAACCATTTACGCCGCCAGTGATTTTACTTGCCATGTCTTTTGTGGTAACTGGTATTACCAAAGCGTTTCCATTGATTTTTGCAAGCAGGACCGCATCGTGGAAAAGGTGCTGATAGCCGAATTTACGTTCGATTGCATAACCATCATCATCGAGAATTCGCCACGCCTTGATTGCGTCGTTTATAGGCGCAGTGAGTGCATTAATGACCAATGGTTGCTTCAGCATCTCGGTCATTGGCATGTTTTGTATTGAGAAGTTGAAGCCCAAGGCGCGCCAACCTGCCGCTGCCGCGTAAGGCGAAAAAATTGTTTTATCCATATCTCACAAAACCTCTCGGGTCTAATCGACCGCCAAGCCCAAGACCTGGGCTCGCTCGTGTTCGCACTTCAAAGTGCAGGTGACAGTCCTCGCCGCGCATCCCTCGTGCATTACCTGTATCACCAGTCGCGCCCATGGGCTGACCAGACTTTAACTGTTGGCAAGCTTTCACATCAACCCGTGATAGGTGCGCATAAAACGCATAAACTGGATTGCCGTTATGCGTTAATACCGTTTTAATACAAATCTGAAGCCCATAGTCGCCACCGTTGCGAATGAATGCCACCACCCCATCATCAACCGCCAAAATAGGCGTGCCAATGTCTGCCTGATAATCCTCGCCCTGATGAACACGCTTGCCGCCACTTCTTACCCTGCCAAATCTGTTAGATGGCGAGTTTCTGCGAATTTTCACTCTCGGTAATGGTCCGCTAGAGAACATTATTTATCCAAATAAAAAAGCCAAGCATTGAGAATTTTAAGAAGCCTTTGCGTCATGGCGAATCAAAACCATAGCCAACTCACGCGCCAACTCACTTATGACGTTGTCATACTTACGCATGTCAGTTTCATTAGTGATAAAACAGGTTTCAAGCAGACAGACTGCACCATGCTCGCGCATCACGCCCAGGCGTTTACGCGGCGTTTGTGATTCTTTTTTGACACCGCGAGACTTTAGACCTGTGTATTTAATCATCACGTCAAGCACATCCATTGCCAATGCCAAGTCATTGCCTTGGGCATCGTCACCGACAATCACCTCAACGCCTGTCGCCGTTTTTGGACCAGCGTTAAAATGAATGTCGAGCACCACAGAGCCGCTGCCTGTATTGCATTTATTCAGTACAGTAGCTAGACCGTCGCGGTCATCGTCGGTCTTGAATTTCGCACCGTGGTTCTGCAGGTGTGCTTTGATTTTGTCGCGAAACTTGATAGTTTCAGCGGACTCTGTTCGTCCGTTTACGCCGACCGCTCCGCTATCACCGCCACCATGCCCTGCAATTAAAAAAATCATTTCGCAACTCGCTTATTGAACACAGAAAGCAGCACACCAACGATGGCAGCACCTGATCCTGCTATGACTTCTACGTCGCCAGCCTCGATGATGCCCTTGCTCACCAAAACTCCGCCCAAAATCGTCAAACCATGGCGCACTAAAATACCAAAAACAGTTGATAAATCCATTTTCAAACTCCTATAAATTCGGCCACAGACGCGACCAATAAAAAAGCCGCGATAAACGCGGCCACCACTCCCACCTTAAGCAGGGTGAAAATTAAGTCTTCATTCGCTAACAATTCCGTCACCGTTCACGACATGACGCTCAATCAGCATCTGAACAATCTGGTCGTACTGTGATTTAACAACTTTTGCCTCTGCATTAAGTACTGCGATGTGCTGTTCAAGTGCCACAACCCGCTTCTTAAGTGAATCTTCCTCACCTTTGTCGGTACCAAAAAGTTTAGGTAAAGCCCCTGTAGATGCAGCTACCAGCGCACCGATAATCATTAAAATTACCTTCTCGCTCGCCGCTGGCATTGGCACATAAACCAAAAACAGAACAATGCCAACCAACATGAATAGAAACAAAAGTGCTGCGACTTTTTCAAAAATATTTCTCATTTTTAAATATCTTCTATTTTTCAATGCGAGAAAGTTAATGTAACAACTTGCGGTGGTAAAACCAAGGTACTTCCCGAAGAATTCACGAACCTAAATGCAAAAACACTTGTGTTGAAGTCGTCGGATGCCCCGCTTGAATAAGTCTCAAAGGACACAGCATTTTCTGCAATCGCATCATTAGACCGCCAAGCCTTACGAGTTTCAACAACATTCCAAGCACCAGAAACATACTTCACAAGTTGCACTGCAAAGTCCTGATAACTACCTGGCGTGATCGAAAATCTGACTGTTGCTTTCAAATTTCGAAGCACAACGTTGTTCATCTTAAAGTAGCCATTCGGCGCACCAAGTTCGCTAAACGTGCCATTGGGGGCGGCGGGCGTCCCACCTGACGCCACACCGAGATAGGGCATGTTGTTCAACGTTGTGAGTGTCGGACTTCCTGTTACAACACTTTCGCCCAGTATGAAGTTAGTGCCTGTGGCAAAGTTCGTGTTAGCGGCGATTGTCCAAGTATATCTTTTCACAAGGTCTTTTTCATAATTTTCAACCCACGTTCCAGAACCCTTAGTTGCGTTCGCAACGGTACAAATCTGTTGCAACCATTGACCATTTACAAGGGTAAAACGAACGTCTCCAACGCTGTCCGCTGTAAACGATGCAACGCTGACATAATGGGTATTTGATGACTTTGTTTGCACATTTCCGCTGTGCACAGTGTCACCTGAGCCGAGCACCGCCCATTTTTGCGTTTTTGTGACACCTGACGCAGCTTCGACGATGATATTAGTGTTAGTTGTGCCATCCGCTTGGATGCTCATGCCACCTGCACCTACGCCAACACCTGATTGCCTCAGAATGTGCGCCCATGCTTGGGTTGCGACCCATGTTGTGCCACTTGATACATCAACACCAATGCCATTTGTTCCGAGTTGCGCAGTGGCAGTGTTAGCGAAGCGGCTAATCGGGGCAGCAGTGACATTAAGCCCTAAATATCCGTTTGAACCATTTACCCACACCGCATTCGGTGACGCGTTATTGAATATCTTGAAGGTGCGACCTTTGTTGTCAAAGTTGTTTATTGAGTTGTAAGCACCCATTTCCCAAAACGCTATTGGGTCAGTCGATGTGCCCAACTTTAACTTCGGGCCTACTGCATCTAGTGGGTCAATCAGGAATTGGTTTGTTGTGCCAGCGTTTAAAGCCCGTAAAGCACCAACTGCGTCGACTGTGTGTATTGGTGAGCCTTGATTTACGCCGAGCCTTTTATTTGTACTCGAATAGACAAAACCTGCGTCAGACGTTGTGGAGTTCGCGCCATTGTAAAAAGAGACACGGCCAGTCACGCCTGAGCCAGCCAAATAGGTGCTGTTGTCGTATGATATTGTTGTACCGTCAGCCTTGACAAAACCAGTCCCATTAATTTGCGGCTGTCCGCCTAAGTCCACGAGGGTTGGTTTGGGTACTTTAACCCACTTATTATTCTTGATTGAATAATGCCAAACGCTATCTACTACGCCATTGGCCGTGCCGTCCGATGTCTTGACAAAAACGCTGCCATCATATTTATTGAACTGGCTTTCAGTTAATGTACTGGGGTCTGATTCAGTGCCGAACGTGACAGAAGGAGCTGTCGGCAAGGCCAAGCATACGGTGGAAATGAATAATAAAAACGCAGAAACTAAAGACTTCATTTACCTCTCCAATAGTGGCGGGGGGATTCTCAACACCCCCCGCCAACTTGTTTAGATTACTTGCTCAACAAAGAAGCGGTCAGAACTATACAATGCGAGTTTTGTAGAACTTAATTTCACCGCGCTGAAACCACAGGCGCCCCACAATACATCGTTTTGCCCGAGAATCGGCTGCGATAATGTCACAACAACTTTAATATCGGCTGCGGCATCCGTTTCGTAAGCTGACGTTAAAGTTACACCAAAATCATCGCGCAGTTCTGTCAAAGACTGTGTGGCGTCGGTAATATCATAGGCCGCACTGATTCCAGTATTGTAGGATGTTGGCGTTTCGGCGGTTGCGATGAAAGGCACATTGTCGGCAACATAACCAACATTCGTTAAATCGTCGCCAGAACCGACGGCCGCGATATACGTGCGCCCAACTGAAAAGGTCGGACTCGACACGTAAGTCGGATTGCCTGTCTTCACCAAATCAACAATCAGCATATTGCGTAGATACGGTGTGCCCGCCGTTGCAACGCCTGTATAATCGATTGCTTTGACTTCAACAGTGAAAGCTGGCACATCTACACCGCTTTCATTGACCACAGTTACCTGAACGGTATTATCCGCGGTCAATACAAGCGAGTCCAAGAAAACGTTAGTCGGGAACGCGCCGCCGTTTGTGATGCCCAATGCTGCACCTGAATCGGCTAAAAGCGTGCCCGAACCAGTCAATGAAACAGTAAAAACAGCAGTGTTGCCGTTTGGAATCGCACCAGTCGATGCTGAACCAGTGAACACCTTTGCCCCCTCGACCGCTGTTGCTGCCCAACGACCGTTAGCTGATTCGCTTGTCTGTTCGATGACGTATAGGTTGTCTGCTGAGGTGCTTGAACCCTCCAACCAGTTGAAGCGTCGATTTAAAGATTCAATATGAACCTCATCATTTGCAGTCGGCACGATTGTCTCAGCAGTCAATGCTGCTGGGTTAGGGTATTGTTGTGATTCGTGACGTAAAATTGCCATTTAAAATCCTTAGAAAAGTTGGGTTGCTGTGATTTTCACAGTAGTTTGCGGTATTGTTTGGCCGCTTTGATTTTCAACTTCGAGCCGCAGCACGCCGCCACCCAAATAGTTGAACCGTACAAAAGCCATAGGCTCGCTCACGTAGCCCGCGACTGTGAATGAATACTGGCTTGTATCATCAAGCGGAAGCGTGATGTCATAAAACGCTGTTTGCCCGTTGTCGATGCTTCTAACGTCATGAGTACCAGTGTACGCAACGAATGCCGCCTCTCCACCGCCGCCACCGCCGCCGCCGTGAATGATGTCTACATTTGTGTGCGGATTTGCCATGTGCTTAGGTAATGGACGTCCTGAAACTGGATTGATTCGATTAGAGTCAGGGCTCAAATCATTTAAGGTTGTCATTTTTTACATTCCCCCACCACAACACGGTCCGTCATTTTTGTTACCACTTTCAATGTAAGAGCTAATGGCTCTTACAGTCTTGGTCAATACTGTTTTAGTCTTTTGCACAAGCCCCCTTGAGTCGCTTATGTCTCGCCATTCATCAACGCTCGCTTGAACTTCCAAAGTTCCGACGTTTGTGTCAATGTTAAATGTGACCGCCGCAACGCCATCAATCACCACTGTTTTTGCCTCATACGGTGCGTCGCTCTTTTTCATAGTCTGCACTATCGAACCGCCATTGATAATGCTGAACATAGTACCTGCGCAGGTAATCGCGTCCGCGTTTCCTTTGATTACTTTCATTTCTTTTTATCCAATAAAGTGCGCCTACAATCGCAAAAAAAGGCACTGTGAAAATAAGTGCCTTGCATCCTATCAATGCCGCCACGCTCATTGCCGCAGCTTGCCGAATCGCAAAGCAGTACGGACATCGGTTATTGAGTATTGACCAGCCGAATAACAGTTCGAGAAAAAACTTTCGCATTTCAAATACTCAAAGGTGCTGGGCATTCTCCGAATTTTTCGACAACTTGCCAAACAACCGTGTCCAAGACGTCATCATTGTTGTGGCTGTCGTTCTCGGTGAATGATTCAAACTCATCGTTTAGAACGTCAATCCCCGCTGGATTTTGTACAGAACAACCATCAGCAATAGATACACAGCCAGTCTTAAAGCTAGTGTAAGACTCGTGTGCGCGGTCAAACTTGTTGCCGTACTTCTTCGTGAGTTTAAAGCCCTCAAAGCGTTTTTTCGCCCTGCGGATTTTCTTCAGCGAGTGGGCAAATGCGTAGCCAATGTTCGCATCCTCGACGATTACCTTGCGCACCTCAAATCCGTTTGCTTTGTAATAGTCAAGCAATCCATCAAAGTAAACCAGCGCATCATCATAGGACTTTCTCGCGTGCCCAGCGTCAAGGATAAAAATTCCCTTCATCCTAACTTCGAGAAGCGAGAAACCGAAGTAATCAGAATCTGATTCGGCCTTTTGAGGCGTGTCGATGCGCAGTACGATGGTTGGCCTTACATCAGGAAGCGGTGCGTATTTCACACGCGCCAGCTTGAACTTAAACAGAGCCTCGGAGTTGTTCGCGTCTGCAGGTGTTTGTTGATAGAGCGAGCTAAACGAGCTTGGCTCCATCGTTTTTTTCCTGTCGCGCAGAAAACCAATACTCTTATGCTCAGGAAATAAAGCATCGCCAGCTTTACGATGCGCCTCATCAACCTCAGCAATTGCCTTAAACGTCACCACTCGAACAGTGGGGTCATTCTTAATCAACCGACCAGCGGGGTCATCAGTGTGCCAGCGCGTCATGATCATGAGCAAGCCGCCACCCTCAGAAAGCCTCGTCATAAAGTCGTCGGTCATCCAGTCCCACGTTGCATTTCGGACAGTCAACGAACGGGCATCAAGTCGGCCCTTGATTGGGTCATCAATGACCCCAATGTCCATGCTCTCGCCAGTGACTGAGCCGCGCACCGTGGTGTTGCGAAAGTAACCGCCAGTACCAATCAGCTCCAACAGCTCGCTATTACGGGCGGAGCCCTGCGCATCGCTGCCTTTGCTGGAAATTTTAGCGTCGCTGAAAATCCGCTTGTACTTAGCAGAGTCAAATATCTTTTGAAGTTTTTTATTTGCACGAACACCAAGACGTTCTGAGAATGAGCTAAATATCACTTTTAGCTCTGGTTGTTTGCCAAGCATCCAAGCCAGCAAGTCAACAACGCCCTCACTCTTGCCATGCTGCGGCGGTGCTTCAATCAAAAGTTTTGGTGAATTGCCAGCCACTAACTCATCATAGAACCATTGAAGATGACTGCTCAAGTCCTCGACAAACCAGTTCCACTTTATGTTTGGGTGTAAGTATTTTCTGAACGTCAAAAAGTCAACACGCGCATTGCGGATGATGACTTCCTCAATCAGATCAATATCATTCATTTTTTCAAAAGCGACATTGAGATGCCTCGCTCTTTCAGCATTGCTGTCAACTGTTCATCGCTCAGGTTTGCTGGGCTTTGTTTGGTTTCAATCGTGCCAGCGTGCTCAACGTGTTGTGTTTCTTTCCAACCCGCACGGGTTTTGAGCCAAAAGATTTGCGCAGTGACGTTGCCGCCAGTTGCTTTCTTAAACAAAGACTGTGCGACCTTGGCGTTTGCCAAAGCCGAGCCATTGTCCAATTCAACAGCAAAATGCTTGCGCAATGTCTTCTCATCCATTGGAGGATTTTTACCTGCGAGGATTTGACAGATATTTTTCTGCGGTACGCCGCAGGCTGAAAGTATCTTGACTTGCTCGCGCTGCGCGTCCGTTGGTGCAAATGTTGGACGTGCCATGTTAAATCCCTTGAACCACACCACGCACTCCCTTACAGTCCAATCAAGGCAAACAGGGAGTTGTGATGAAGCAAACTAAACTATCGATTGTAAAAGCGCACATGGCGCGTAATGAGTGGCAAGAAGCCTTGCGCTTGGCGGCTAAATTCCCGCAACTGGGTGACGAAAGAAACGCGGTATTGTCAGCGCATGGCGCATACACAAATCCGCGTTTTTATGCCCAAATCGGCAAAGACATCGAGCAACTCAAAGCTGCAGGACGCGACGCGTTAATTCTCCGCTTCGGCAACGTCTAACTCGGACACCTCAACCTCACCGCAGGCTTGCGTGGCTTTTTTCGGGTCACCTTTGACGAATACCAATATGTTTTGGTGCGTCTTGCCCAGTTTACGGGCAGCGAGTACGCGACCATGACCAGCGATGATGCCGTTTTCACCGTCAATCAAGACAGGATTCGTCCAGCCAAACTCGCGGATGCTCGCGGCTATCTGTGCGACTTGCGTGTCGCTATGGGTTCGGCTGTTGTTTGCGTAGGGTATTAACGCCTCGATTTGACGATATTCGAGGTTTAGGGTTGTTTGGTTCATGTGGTGAGCCTCATCGAACGATGATACAATCCCGCCGTCTGTACAGACAAGGCGGCCTTGGGTGGCTCACTGCGTAATCAGTGTTCTACTGGCGGGTTGGTGTGTTGGCGCACATCTTCCCGTCGCCGTCTCTTTTTATAGTGGGGAATAACCACAAGAGACAATAGAAAAAGCCCGCTGATTAAGGCGGGCTTTTGCTGTGAATGAAAAATGCGGCTTGCTTTGGATAAGCAAAACCGCATTTGTGCCAATTTTGGCGAAAAACAGCGTTTTTGTCAATACTTGCCCCCCCATGAGTTTCGAAATAAATTACAATCAGTCCGTATTTATTTTTTAGGGATGGCAAAAGAATGAAAAAAATTGCTTTAGCACTTTGTATGTTTCCGCTTTTCGCACACGCAAAGCCCGCGCAATGCGTCCTCAGCTTCTCAGATGAGAACTACGACAAATACGTGGCCTGCGACGTTAAGCCTACGGACAATAAAGGCTCGTTTTTGATAACAAGGCAAAATTACAAAGCCACGCTCAAGGTCAAAAACCAAAACAGCGCGACCTTTACTGACAGCGATGGTAAGCGCCTAAGTCTGTACAGGGATGAGGAAAATAAATCATGCTGGGTTGAAGATGTTTGGCCAAGCACGATTTGTATCAAAAAATAGTTTGTTATGATTGATTATTTACATAACCCTTTTTTAGAGTTACCCATGAAAACAATTTCTATTCTGATGTTCATATTTTCACTAGTTTTACTCATTTGTTCAGTGATTTCATTGATAAAGCCAAGTTTTTTATCTAAAGAAAAACCAATTCCGAGACGAAACTCAATCATTGGGATATTTTCCTCTCTTGTTTTGATTGTCACATCTGCATCTATTGCGCCAGAGCCCAAAAAATTAGACGAGACAAATGAGGCGGAATCATCAGGCAAAGCTCCAAACGGTTCCAATCTAATACCAGCTTCACAGAATGTGTCTTTATTGACTCAAAAATACAACAAAATAAAGGAGTTGGTAGAAATTTGCGACTCAGCAAGCAAAAAAATTGCTGACGTGCAAAATTCAAAAACGCCGAGTTTTGATGCGTATTATAAAACCTCAAAAAATGCAGAATTTGTCTGTATGGATGGGGCGTATAGTGATAATGGCGATAAATTTGAAGACCCTGTTTTTCAAAAGGCCTATACAGACTTAGCAAACTCAGCAAGCGAGCACATGAAAAACAAGGCGGTTTATGCTGGTAAACTAAAAGATGCGGCCAACGCTGGCAAAATAACATCAGAGGAAAAAGAAAGCCTTGAGCGAAGAGCTGATTTATCTTTAAAATCAGGCATTGCCTTGGTTTCTTCTATGGAAGAAGCAAAAAAATTAATAAACATAAAGTGATCAGAGTAACCCCCGCCCGCAAGCGGGGGATTTTTTTAACTTGTCAAATCAAAAAATACCGGTACCGCACAAAATGTCGGCCATGCTTTTCATTGACCATGACCCGTTGAACCTTGCCGCGTTTGTACATTTTTTTCAGTTGGTTGCGCACCTGTGCTGGATATACAGGCACTTTAAGACTTGGCATCAACTCAAACACCTCGTAAACGGTGACTGGCTTATCGCTTATTAAAAGCACCGACTTAATCGCGTCACTTAGTCCCGTTTTAGGCATATTGTTTTACTCCAAAGACAAGGGCCGCTTGCATTTTTTTCTCGCCGCCATTTTTCATCATGTGTTCAACATCGCGCCAGTGTGCGCCAGTGATGCTGTGGGCGATGCGTTGATAGACTTGCTTGTCGGTAATCAAGATGTGCTCGTCCTGCTGTTTTTTTGGATTCCATCTTAAAGCAACACGCTCAACTGTTGTGATCACGAAATATCGACGAAAAATCAGAGGCATCGTGTCCAGCGTCTTGCAAATCGCAACATAGAGCGCATGGCTGTATGGTTCTAAATCATCATCTGAGCTTGGTGACTTACCCAAGGGGCATCTATACGTCGCTGGATAATGACCAGGCTCCGCCTTGTAGCCGCGTCTAAACGTTTCTCGTATTTCGTCAAATTCGTACATTTAGCCACCTTTTTTCAATTCACAAAAATTACATCGATCAAAGCCTTTTTTGCGCTGGTTGCAGCGCTCAGTGTCACCCTCGAAAATCGGTTCAATTCGGTATCGGCAATATGCAGCATCCGATTTCAACCTGATACGCTGTGCCTCCATCTGCATTGCGACCTTTTCAGGGTCTCGGTACATCCATGATTCATGCGCCGTCATTGGTCACCTCCTTTTTTGCAAATGTCTCGTACCCTTTTGGCAAAACAGCCCAAAAATGGTAGTCAGTGATTTCTTCAAAAGTCAGGTCAAACGGCTTGTGAAAATATTGAAAACCATCTCCTTCATAAAACATGGCTTCGGCTAATGCATAGCCAGTGCAAGTGCTGTACAACAAATAATCAGCATACTCATCGGTTGGTACTTCTGTTTTAGGCTTAAATTCAAGATTAATCATTGGTCACCTCATAAACCCTAACCTCAACTCGCGCATTTTCATCGTAACGCTTGGTCATTGCAGAGTTGATAATTTGCTTGTCGTCGACAAAAACAACCTCATTGCAAGCATCCTGTATGCCTTTAACGATATTGTCCCAATCTGGCTTAACAGTCGGATAAATTTTTCCATCCAACGCATCTGCTCGTTTCTTTTTGCTCCAAGACTTCGGCGGCTCAATGAAAATTCCAAAGTTGATTTGCACCGCACCCGCGCACGGCGACTTACCCCGCATGGCTTTTGTTGCCGCCTCTTGCACCAATGCCTCGTAGTCTTTGGTTTTGGTTGGCGTGTATGCCTGCACGAAGTTTCCGCGCCGTGCGAATTTAGGGCGACCCTTTCCGACAGGTGCGCCGATTACCTGAAACGCTGTGATTGGTTTAAGCATGGCCAGCCCCCCAGTACGCGCCGATTTTCCAAGCATCGCCATTACGAGCCACTTTGCCTGTGCTCAGGTGGTGCTTGCCCGCTTCGGCCAGTGTGTCTGCGTGTGCGCCATTCAAGCCATCGACGAGCAACTTTGCGGCAGTGATTGACTTACACACCCACGCCCAGTGAACACCTGTTCGCTTTGCAAGTGATGACACCTCTTTTGCAGCCGCTTCAACCTTGGCCGCGTCAGATGCGCGGATTCGCTCGTGGCCGATTCTCGCGTTTTCAGGGACTGGCTGGGGTATTGGTTCGAGCAATCCTGCCTCTTGCTTTTGCATCAAATCGGCAAAGATTTTTGCCCAGCGTTTGCCGTGAAAATTCCACTGAGCGGTTTTTAAATCTGACGAACCGAACGCGATTGCAGCCCAATAGACCGCAGGACATGTCCAGTCACCAAACAAACCACGGCTGCGTGCAGACATACCGCCCTGCGCCTCGTAAAACGCTGCTTCTGCCGTTGGTTTGCACGCCTCGATAAATTGCCCAAGGCTTGGGGGAAAGTCCGTGCCTTTGGTCTTGGCAATGCCAGCGTTGAGCATGGCTGGCACGAGTTTGGCGATTTCTCCACCCCACACCTCCTTGGCTCGGTCGCGTTGTTCCGATTGCGTTTGCGCATCTGCGTTGCTCTGGACCGCAAGACTGGCGTTGAATCGCCCTGCGCCGTGGAATTTGTCGAGCAAGCGAAACACGCGGTCAGTTGCTTGGGCAACGCGCAGCAATGCCTGTTCATGCGTCGTGTGGGTTGCGTCCATCCAGTTTTTCATAATTTCGCCTCAATCGTTTTTGTTTCGTTTTTTTGCTCGGCCAGTTTCGCTGCGACGCGCTCTGCCAGTGAGTTGTCTTTGACCTGTGATAGGTTTTCCATGCGACTTTGATTTGGGCTGGCACGGGCTTTTTGGGGCTGTCCAAAGTCTTGCGTCATAACCTTGATTGACCAAGGAAACGGTGCTTTAGCCGATGCCTCTTGTGCTTTTGCGAGGAATGCTGCGAAGTCTTCGAAAGTTGCCCCACGCTTCACCAACGCCGTGATTTCGGGTAGTCTCTGCCTTTGCTCAGATTCGGTCACACCCAAGCCGCGCAGCTTTTGGCAAATTTCGGCCACGCTGTTTGAATTTGGTAAGGTATGTGCTGTGCTGCTTTCCTGCTCTTGTTCTTGTTCCTGTTCTTGCTCCTGTTCCTGCTCTTGGCTTCCAAGGGGGTTGTAAGGGGCTTCACAGGGGCTTGTGATTCCCCGTTGATTTTTAAGGTGGAATGAATCCTTGTATTTGTCATAAAATGCAGACAGGAAGCGGTTTTCAGCCACTTTGTTGTACTCGTTTTGGACGCCCTTACATTGGTTGTCGTTGGGGCTTAAACTCTCGCCCACCTGATAAGTTGCCATTTCGTAGACCCAAACCGTCTCGGCTTCGTCGTCGTACGCGCAAAAACCGATATTTTCGAGTAATTGAAGCCCCTCCAAAGCCCCTTGAAAGGGTATTCCTGTGTCAGCAGAGATGTATGCAACAGGCAGGTGATACAAACCGAGCATGTTTGCGTGGGGCGAGGTCATCAAGTACAGCGCGAGCAATTGAGCATCCACCCCCAGCTTGCGTATTTTTTTGCCTGTCTGGCCAACCCAAAACTGGGGTGAAATTTTTGAATAATCTCGCATCACACCACCCCGTTAAGTAGTCTGAGTTGCGTTACCTCTGCCACACGCACCTGCACAGCCGCAGGCATCCGCATGACTGCATCGCGCAGGTTTAAAAGCTGTTTAAACGCTGATTCAAAGGTTGATTGAGGTACTGGCATGTCATGCTTCAAAGCCTTTTTGAATGCGTCCAAGTCACCGACTGGTACATCAAAAACACCCAAGTCACGCGCTGTATCGCCAAAGTCGGTCAGGGCTTCGATGGCTTCCCAAGTCGGCGAGTACGTGTTATTTGCTGTCACAACAGACGGCACACCTGCCACGCACAGTGTTTCGCCGGAATCAATCTGACGGGCAAACCAGTCTATGATTGGGTTGAAAACAGCGTAGGTGCGCCCAAATGAACAACGCACGTTTTTTCGGCCTTGGTATTTTTTGTTTTTCCGCTTCTGTTTGGTTTGGTTGCTCATCACGCTACCTTTCCAAACAATGCGCCCTGATCAGGCACTGGCAAGCCAAGGACTTCTACCGTGTTGCCTGTTTTTTGGTCTTTTATGTGCCCACGCACAGCCAAAGCATTTTTAGCCAGCAGTGCATTCACACGGCCACACACCCCGCTAAGCTCCATACCCGCAGCCGTCACGAGTTGGCGGCGCGTCATGACCACAGAATCATCGACAAAAACGGCCATAATTTGCGACTCACGCGGGTTTAAGCCTTTATCTTTCAAAGAGTCGTAAGCATTAAGTGACGTTTTGTTCATGTTGGTTTTCATATCAAACCTTTCAAAAAAGCCCACACGCCGAAGCGCGGGGCAAGTCCGCACCATGCGGTGTGGAGGAGACAACGGGAGAACGGCTGCGAGAGATATGTGGTTGCGTTCCGCACCGCTGGGTGTGGAGGTCCCAGCCGTTCAAAGGAGTTGTGTGTATGATGTTCATGCCGCAGCCTTTCCCATCAAAACACCGCGCAAAATTGCGTTTTCTTGTTCGACTTTCATGCGTGCTTCGCGTTCAGTTCGCAATGCACGTTCAGTTTCAGATTCAGTTTTACGCAGGCTGGCCAAGTCGTAGCCACACTGGTGAAGCATCCACAGAAGCGGCGCATCGTTACCGCACGCATCCATGAGTGACACAAGTTTTTCCCACTTGATGCCCTCTTGATTGCTGATCCATCGGCTGTACTGAGCCTTGTCAATGCCGCCTACGGCATGGCAAACTTCTTTTGCCTCAAACCCCGCAGCCGTGGCGCACAGGTTGATCGCGGCACCAAGTGACTTTTGACGCGAAACCTCGCGATGGTCGATGTCGATGGTGATTAGTGTCTTTTGGCTCATCGAACCAACCCACTGCTCAACACGTCACAACACGGTTGAGTGGTGTTGAGTGATTGAAAAAAGTAAAATTTTTTGCGCGTCATCTCACACCACCTGCTGGGCGCGTTGCGCGAATAGGTGTTGTTGTGACAACTCAGGCCAAATCGCTTCCCACTTATCTGGCAAAAGTTCGCAACGAGAAACTTTCCCCTTGGTTGCGGTCTCGATTTTTACGGCGTTTTCAGGGGAAATGTTTGTCACGCCTGATGCCATTTGTGATAAATAGGATGGCGAAATTCCAATCTCATTAGCCAAAGCACCAGCACCGCCCTTGGGTAAGTTTTGAATATATTGCTTGAGGTTCATTATTCGCTCCACGAAAGTTTAGATAAGTTTAATGTTTACTAAACTAAAAGTCAAGCGTTTGCGTTTTAGTATTTGCTAAATTAAAGTATCGCCATGGAAAAAGATAAAATTGTTGCGCTTCGGCGCCAAAGACTGAAAGAATGGTTCTCTGAAAAAGCCGTACCTGCTGATGAAAAAAGTTTCGTTTCTCAACTCATTAGCGGCAAGTCCTCTTTTGGTGAAAAAGCCGCCAGAAGACTTGAGGAGAAATTTGGGATGCCAAACGGCCATTTGGCTAATCCAACTCAAGAATCATCCAATTGGGACGCCAATGTGATTCCCGCTGAGCCGCCACGTATGCGCGTCCCGCTCATATCATGGGTGCAAGCTGGTATGTTGGCGGAAATTGATGTTGACTGCCAAACAGGTGATTATGATGAGTGGGTTGATGTTTGTTACAGCAAACCATCCGAACAGTCATTTGCCCTAACGGTGCAAGGTGACTCGATGACTTGGACGGGGACACCAAATTTCCCTGAGGGTACTAGGATTGTGGTTGACCCCAACCGAAACCCACAGGTGGGCGATTATGTCATCGCAAAAGATGTGGGCACACAGCGAGCCACTTTTAAAAAGTTAATCACCGATGATGTGAACTACTACCTTAAACCGCTCAACCCAGCCTACCCCATGATTATGATAGACGACCCAAGTATGCGCTGCATCGGCGTAGTCGTTGAATTTCAGCCTGTCGGCGGCAAGTTATAACGAAGAGCAGACCATGAAAAAAACAACCATCATCACCATCACCCTATTCGCCTACCTATCCGTAGCGCAAGCCGCACCGAGGTGCAAAGACTTTGCCACGCAAGCCCAAGCGCAGAGATATTTTGAGCAACACAACGCTCGGAGTCTTGATAGAGATGGAGACGGACGTGCGTGTGACTGTCTGCCGGGCGGAAATGGTAAAAACTGCCCGAAAAAATGAAGCTCGCCATCGCCTCTCTAATTTTAGCCTCCACATCAGCTTTGGCCGATTACCGCGTGATTGGCATCACAGACGGCGATACGCTGACGCTAATTGACGAAGCAAATCAGCAAACCAAAGTGCGGATAAGTGCAATTGACGCGCCTGAGCGTGCGCAGCCATACGGCCAGTACGCAAAGCAGGCACTGTCCGACGTGTGTTATGGCAAAAATGCAACGATTCGATACGTGGACACAGACAGGTACGGGCGCACTGTTGCTGATGTTTCTTGCGATGGCATCGACGCTGGCCAGCATATGGTTAGCAAGGGAATGGCTTGGGTTTATGACAAGTACAGTAGCGGCTATGAGTATCTTTACCCGATGCAAGAGCAGGCCAAGGCTGCAACCTTTGGGCTGTGGGGAGATTGGCAGAATAAACCTGTGCCGCCGTCGGAGTGGCGGAAGAGTAAATAAAGCCGATACATCAGGTTCGGTTTTGAACATAAGGCTGATTGATTGGGTTACAATAAACCATCATGGCAAAAATAAACTGGACATATCAATTGCGCATCATGCGCCGAAATCCCGACCAAATACCAATGGAGCGGATGGGTGAATACATCCAACAATTAGCCAAATTGCTTGGGGATGAAAACCACCCTACCTTCAAAGGCATTGCTAAAGGCTCAACGATTCTTCGCACAAAAATTCCTGAAGAGCGCATGCCTTATGTCGCTCACAGAATTAAAGAATCCATATCTGATGAGGCTTCCCGCGGATGGAAAGCCAAAACAGTGCTCATGGATATGCTCGGAAAGGACGGTATAAAAACCGCAAACTTATTGGATACAGAAGGCAATGTGGTACTGGCACTGAGCACAACAGTTGACCTTGAACCGCCTGCAATTAAAGTGTATCAATCAGGCAGCATTGATGGTGTGGTGACTGGAATTGTTGGCGCAGATGACACCATGCACTTGCATATTCGTGATTATCTTGACAGAGATTTAAAGTTGCTTGTCAGAGACGAGAACATCGCCCGAACATTGCTTACCCAATTCCGAAATGGGCACGTTCGTGTGTATGTACACGGCACTTGGGTTCGTGCCGATAACGGCTGGCATCCTGAAGCCAGTAAATGTACCGTTGATAGCTTTGAAGTTTTAGACGAAACGCCAATCAGCGACGTATTCAAAAGACTCAATCAGATTGATGGCAATGGTTGGGCTGAATTAGAGAACCCAATCAAATTTTGGGAAGACATCCGTGGGGTTGAGCATTGAAAAACAACAAAATCATCGCCATTGACTGTAACTTTTTGGTTCTGTGGACAAGTGGCAACAAAAAAGACAAAACCAGTCACGAAAGAATCGAACTTTTCCTATCGTGGGCTGACGCACATAAAATAAAGTTACTCATCCCGATGCCTGTTATCTCCGAATACTTGGTGGGCGCAGACCAAGCCAGCACTCGATTTATATCTGGACTATCGCGCCAAAACAACATCATCCTCGCTCCATTTGATTTACCATCGGCCTATGAATGTGCACTAATTGATGCGGCAGCTATACAGCGCGGCGATAAGCGCGATGGTCAATCCCACGCTTGGCAAAAAATTAAAATAGATAGACAAATTGTTGCCATCGCTAAAACATATGGCGCAACAGCTATCATCTCCAGCGACAAAGGTGTTGTTGCTTGCGCCGCACGAGTTGGCATCGAGAGCATTGAAGTCTCTCTGCTGCCAATTAGCGAGAAAGATAAACAAATGCCATTATTGCCTGCGTCGAAAAAGCTAAATTAAAACCACCCTCGCGGTGGTTTTTTTTCGCCCCTACCACTCACCATTTCCTTGATGTCGGGAAAATGGTATCTGCGCCACCAGTTTTTATGCGGGTTTAGCTGTTTTATCGCAAAATAACAAAATCAATCAAACTTAAGCCAAAGCCAGTAAATACGTGGCTTCGCGTGTTTTAGTGCAAAAACACACGGGCCTATCGTTGGCCACACCCACACCACCACCTGTTGCAAAAATTGCAACAACTCAATCCCCCGCCAAGCGCGGGTATTTTTTCGGCCAACAAAAAAATAGTTTAGTTTTTAATAAACTTTTGCTTGACACTTTATTTAGTATTCGCTAAACTTCTATTCATGGCAGCAAAACACCGCAGCCAGCCAAGCAGCCGCAACACAGCATCAAGTGTTGACATCCTCGGATGACCAAACCTGCTTCGGGGCGTATTCAACCAGTGATACAGCACCCCGCCGTGAGCGAAAGCGAGACGGATAAAAGAAAAGGCAACCTTTAAGCGTTTTCAGCGAGCGAATTCTATGGGGTGATTGATGTGTGCATCACGGACAGAACGAGCATAGAGAAGCGAGAGCGTTTAAACGTTGTTTTTAAGCAAAGGAATATATAAATGATCGTCAGTTACTTTTGCGACAAGTGCGGCTCTTTGACTGTGCATGCACCAAATTTAATTAAAAAGTGTACATGGGTACCAATCGGCTCGCGTTCGCCATGCGGGTCCTTTTTGCGACAATTATCTCAACATGAAGCAAAAAAGGTTTTTGAGTGAATCAAATTGATTTTCATGTTCCACCGCCCTCTCCCTCCCTTGGTCGGTGGCTTCGCCCGATTCGTCGGGCTTTTTTATTTCAGGAGCACCGCATGGACGCGCACCAAACATGGCTTGAAACGGACGTTTATGAACACGCCTGTTATCACGAAGTTACCCAAAAAAATGCGCTCGCCCATGCCACCGAGTTTGACAAATCAGCGATTGTGGATGACGCAATGGCTCAGGACTGGGACATGCAAGCCGCCCATGAGCTCATCGGTTCAATTGTTCACGGTAAAGACGATGCAGAAATCGCAAGGCTTGCACGGGCGATGTTCGCAAAGGCCATCACTGATGCAACGTCATTAGTTGCGCAGAAATATTTATAAAGGATTAAAAATGTTACGAAGATTGAACGACAAAGTACGCGACTTCATCAAGCAAGAATTAACTCAAGTGCCGCCAAGCCACTGCGATTTAAAAGTCGGTGATGGCGTGACGTTCACGAATGAAAACGGCGTGAAATTTGATGATTGCGTCGTTATTGGATTCAGTGACCAGCACGGCTATGGCAGAACGGTTCACATTTTGTCAGCAGAACACGATGATGCGTACTGGTTCCCGAACAAACCCGAAGAGCTCAAAAAAAATGGTAAGCGCACGCTTTTTGATAACCATCTTGGATTTACGAATGGAGAACGATATGTTGTTTAACAGCCAAGGCTTCCGCGAGTTTTTCGCCACGCAGTCAAACGGCGAGCCGCGAAAAGTAGCCTACGAAATATCAGATTGTGGAAAGTCGGTTGTCAGAGCGGTTGACGGACTACCAATATCAGAATACCCGCTATCGCCTCAATTCGAGGCGATTGTTGTTTCATGGTGCGACGATCACCGCGCCAATCTACACAAGCACGATGACTATCGGATGGTGGCATGAGTCGTCATCTTGAAGTTTTTGCGCGGTCAATGAATGATTTAGATGACCACCTACCAAAATCAAGAGGTCGGTGCTTCGATATTGGAAGCTGGGGCGGATGTGGCATCAATTGCGCAGCATTTATTGATGGGGAATGTGAAGAACCTCAAGAAATCGACATTAGCAACTTGTCCGAAGAGCATGGAGAAGAAGAGGCAGAAAGAATCATAAAACTTTACAAATTATGAACAATTACGACGACCAAAACTGGCAACGCAAGCCGAAGCCGCCAATTAAACGATTTTCACAACCAAAGGAAAAACCATGAGCAACGAATTAGCAACCAAAAACGAGTTTGGCATTGGTTCGGTAATGTCTGACAACGGACTTTTTGACAGGATGCACAGACTTGCTGAGGTCATGGCATCGTCAAAAATGACAGTGCCAAAGCACTTGCAAGGAAACACTGGTGACTGCATGGCAATCGTGATGCAGGCGTCACAGTGGAAAATGAACCCATTTGCAGTGGCTCAGAAGACCCATATTGTCAATGGCAACTTGGGCTACGAAGCGCAACTTGTCGCAGCCGTTATCAATTCAAGCGGCGTTGTGTCGGACCGTTTCAGCTTTGATTGGCAGGGAAATTGGGACAAGTGGGACGCTAACACAACAGACAGAAACCTTGAAAAAAGCCTTACGGTCATAGTATCGGCAACCATCAAAGGTGAATCAGAGCCACGCTCACTTTTGGTATCGATGTCACAAGCGACAGTACGCAACTCGCCGTTGTGGAAAAGTGACCCAAAACAGCAATTGGCTTACTTGGCACAAAAGAAATGGGCGCGCTTATTTGCTCCCGACGTTATTCTTGGTGTGTACTCAGCGGATGAATTCGACGAACTACCGCAGATGAAAGAGTTGACACCTGACGGCGGTTTTAAACAGTCTGAACCAGTCTACTACCCTGCCGACCAGTTCAAAAACAACTTTGAAAAATGGAAATCGGCCATTCAAAACGGCAAAAAAACCCCAGAAGAAGTCATTGCGACTGTTGAGACCAAAGGAAAACTCACGGATGAACAGCGCAAACAGATTTTATCTGTGACCAACATCGTGATTGACGCAGAGCCTGTCGATGAGCCACAGCAGCAAAATGAAGCAGCATCACCACAAGCCGCCGATGATTACGACGAAGACAACCCATTTAATTAAGGATAAACCATGCAAACCATTAACCTCATACAAGGCTCACCCGAATGGCACGCGCATCGCCGCAGCCATTTTAACGCCAGCGATGCCCCCGCAATGATGGGGGTCTCACCATACAAAACCCGTGCGCAACTCATCAAAGAGTATGCCACTGGCCTGACCGAAGAAGTAGACGCGCAAACCCAGCGCATCTACGACAAGGGACACCGCTTTGAAGAGCTTGCGCGTGTTGCCATTGCCGAGCCATTAATCGGTGAAGATTTGTTCCCATGCGTCGGCGTTGACGGCAAGTTTAGTGCCTCATTTGATGGGCTGACAATGCTCAATGACGTGGATTTTGAGCACAAAACACTCAATGCAAAAATCGAGGCCTACAAAACAGCCGACGACATCGACATCATCTACCGCATACAGATGGAGCAGCAATTGATGGTAAGTGGTGCTGAAAAATGCTTGTTTGTCGCATCAAAATGGACTGATGACGACGAGCTAATAGACAAGCGCGATTTTTGGTACAAGCCTGATTTTGAACTGCGTCAGCGCATTATTGACGGATGGGCGCAGTTTGAAAAAGACGTGGCAGATTATGCACATGAAGCTGTAGATTTGCAGCCAGTCGGCGCGACCATGGAAACCTTACCAGCCTTAAATGTGCAAGTCACAGGCACGGTCACAGCGTCAAACATTGAATCGTTCAAAACACATGCGTTGGCTGTGATTGGCTCGGTAAATAAAGACTTGGAAACCGACCAAGATTTTGCCGATGCAGAGAAAGCGATTAAATGGTGCGGCGACGTTGAAGACAGGCTTAAATCGACCAAAGAACATGCTTTAAGCCAAACAGCAAGCATTGATGAGTTGTTCACAGCAATTGACTACATCAGCGAAACGGCACGACAAACTCGATTGCAGCTTGAAAAAATCGTGAAAGCGCGTAAGGAATCAATCCGCACGGAATTGGTCACCATGCGCCAAAACGAGCTGAACAACCACATCAAGGCACTCAATGCCGATTTGTCCGTCGTGTCATTGCCAACAATCACCGCTGATTTTGCGGGTGTCATCAAGGGCAAAAAGACCATTGAGAGCATTGATAATGCGCTTGAAACTGAACTGGCCAACGCAAAAATTAAAGCCGACGGCGCGGCTCGTGAAATTCGAGCCAACCTGAAAACACTTGATGAGGTTGGTGCAGAGCACAAGTTTTTATTCAATGACCTGCAAAGCATCATCACCAAGCCAGCCGATGACTTTGCAAACGTCGTGAAAATGCGTGTGTCCGAACATCAACAGGCCGAGAAAAAACGCCTTGACGCTGAACGTGAACGCATCCGCTCTGAAGAACAAGCCAAAGCAGAGCGTGAGGCAAAGGCAGTCATCGAAGCTGAACGTGCACAGGCCGAGGCGCAGGCCAAATTAAGCGAGCAGCAAGCGCGAGCAACACAAGCCGAACAAGTGCAACAACCAGCGCAAACTATCGCACCTTTAAGCCCCGCGCACGCAGCATCAAATAGCGAATACATGGGCGAAGCGACATTGACCATCGGTTTGATTAATGAACGCTTGGGCTTTGTTGTCAACGCTGAATTTTTGGCACAACTTGGATTTGAACCCGAACAAGTAGGCAAATTTAAAAAGTACCATGAAGCAGATTTTGAAAGTATTTGCAACGCGATTATTCACCATATAAGTGCCGTTACTTTAACTTTAGACGCTGCATAACTTCTCAACTACAAAAGGAAACAACATGAACGCACGAAAAGCAAAAGCCCTCCGCCGACTGGCTCACTATAAGGGCGAACGTCCACCGCTTGAAGTCAAGTACGGGGTAACACTGCGACCATCAAGAAAGACTGATGCATACGGAAATCCTGTGTCTGAGCCTGTGAATGTCCCGCTGGAAGCTCGATACCCTAAAGGCCATCCCCGCGCTTATTACCAGTACCTTAAAAAGATTCTGCCCAAAGGTACGCCTTTCGCTGCATTTTTTGCATTTGGTTAATCAAACACTCGGCACCAGCCGATTTTTTTACGCCCATTTTTAATTAAAGGAACTAAGCCATGAACAAAGCAGTTGAATTTACAAATGAAGAATTTGCCGTTTTAAACATGACCGCGCAAACCATCGGCAAAGATTTATTGTCAGCACTCGTCGATGAAGTGCGCACCATGCCCGACACTTGGCCTAAGTTGAGTGAAGCGAAGCAGCGCGACATTATCGACCGCCTTGCAAAACGCGTAGATTTCAACGTCAAGCGTGCGGTGCAACTCATCGCCAGCGATGGCCGCATCGTCGTCGCTGGTGACGTTGAGCAAATAGTGATTAAAGACGGGGTGAAAGCCGTGGTTAAGTTTGGCAAAAACACGGCCAACTTGCACCACTTGTATGAATCAGAAAGCAACGCTGTTTTAGTGGTTGTGGCTAATGGCTCTGACTTCACAGGCGGCATGGATGAGGTCAGACCAGACCCCGATCAACAGGACTTATACGGTGGTGACGACACCTTCGCGCATGTTGGCGAGGTTGACATTACGGATGGCGGCATTGTCGATGTCGAAATTGTCGCATTGCCATTCTCGCCGAGCTTTGCCAATGATAAAGCCACAACAGATGATGGTGAGATTGTCGATAACGTTTCATTTGCTGATAGTGATTGGTACCGAAAATTGTGCAAGATTGCATCAGAGCATGGCGTTGAGCTTGATTTATCGCAAGACGATATGTGGTTTGACCACTCCATCGACAAAACGCCTGAAGAAGCATTTTTCAATGTTTACCCTCATCGCAAGCCAGCAGACCCAGCGGACGATGACCACGAGGGCAGCACCAACGACTAACAGAACGGGCGAAAGCCCGTTTTTTATTGCCAATTAAGGAAAAGAAATGACGACCGATAAAAAATATGACTCGCCAGTTGTGGCCTACAAAGGGTTTGATAAAGCCTGGAAATGTCGTGGCTATCAATACACCGTTGGAGAGTTACACGAGCATGAGGGTAAAACAGAAGCCTGTGAATCAGGCTTTCATGCCTGCGAGTACCCGCTCGACGTGTTCGGTTACTACGCACCATCACAATCTGTTTTTGCCATCGTTGAAGCAAGCGGAGACATTGACCGCAAAGGCGGCGATTCAAAAATTGCGTCGTCAAAATTAACCGTAAAAGCAGAGCTCGGCATTGCGGGGCTGGTAAAAGCTGCGATTGAGTACACGGTAAGTCGCACCAAACCGAGCAAGTCAAAGAAAGCCAATAACGACGAAGAGCGCAGCCAAGCATCGAACACGGGCAGCCGCTCGGCAGCATCGAACACGGGCGACTACTCGGCAGCATCGAACACGGGCGACTACTCGGCAGCATCGAACACGGGCAGCCGCTCGGCAGCATCGAACACGGGCGACTACTCGGCAGCATCGAACACGGGCGACTACTCGGCAGCATCGAACACGGGCGACTACTCGGCAGCATCGAACACGGGCGACTACTCGGCAGCATCGAACACGGGCAGCCGCTCGGCAGCATCGAACACGGGCTACCAATCGGCAGCATCGAACACGGGCTACCAATCGGCAGCATCGAACACGGGCAGCCGCTCGGCAGCATCGAACACGGGCAGCCGCTCGGCAGCATCGAACACGGGCGACTACTCGGCAGCATCGAACACGGGCAGCCGCTCGGCAGCATCGAACACGGGCGACTACTCGGCAGCATCGAACACG